ATCCGCCGAGGTCGCCATATCGCTCCGGTGAACGGGTTTTTCGTTTCCCGGAAGTTCTCGGCAACCGCCTCGTTGAAAACTCCACGAGCCTCCGGCTCGAAATCGTCGATCTTGACGGCCCGAGCCTTTTCGATTATCTCAGCGATATGATCGCCGAGGTCTTCGAGCATTATCGACTCGCTCATGTCTGCGCCTTGTTCGCTACTAGCTCGTATTGCCCGAGGTCGGCAATCAACCGCGTGAACAGCACGATGTATTGCACGCCATCCGCGTCCTCGATCGTGTCACCTGGTATCGGATTGATGCCACCCATTGTAGCAGTCCAGCAGACGAAACTCAAACTATTCGGCGAAAATCCGAAAAACGCACCGGTGTTAATCCGCTCGACGCTCAACGTGTCGCGAATCGCCTTGACGCCGGTCTGCTCTACGCCCGTTGCACGAGGCGTTATGCTGATCGTTTCGATGCCGTCGCAGTACAGGTAATCGTCGGAGTAATCGACGGCATACGTCATATCTTCGTCTCCGTGACGTAGACCGCCGATCCCTCTTCGGCATCACGAATCGATTTGATCGCTTCGTCGATCTGCTTCAGTTCTTCGAGCAGGCTCTTGCGGTAGCCGACGTAATCGACGTTGACACCCTGGCTCGCTCGATTCGGCAAATCCTTGCCCGAATACGGGGTCAGGCTCGCCAATTCCTCGCAGATCGCCGATCGGCGTGTCTCCAGATTCGTGATATCGGTGGTGCTCATGTCAGTCGAACGACCTCGTTGCCTCGGAACCGACTTGCGTCGGTATACCCGTAGGTCTTCATAGCGAACAGGATCGCCTCGGATTCGTCGACCGCGAAACATTCGTAGGGCGGCATCAGACCGGGCGGATCGTTCTGGTTCTCGGGTTTCCGCTCCTTGATCCGGTTCAACGTGACACGGAACGGGATCGTGCGGATCGGCAATCCGCGTTCTCGCTGGAACTCGAATGCCATCTCGCGTCGAATGTCCGGGTTCTGCGGCACTCCATGCCAGGCGTTGTAGTCGTCCGGTACTTCCCACCACACGTCGTCGCGGGTGTACCAGCGTTCTTTGTCTTCCGGCAATCGCGGATTCTTCGCTCGTCTGTTGCTGAGCGTGATTCCTCGGTCAATGTGTTCGGGAGTTTTTGTTTTTGCCATTCTTACGATACCTCAGCAAAAGAGTAATAATCAAGCAGCCGCCCCGCCCATGTTGCAAAACGGGACGGCTGCAAGCTGACGCCTACGCCGTGTTCTTGACGACGTAGCGAGGTTCCTTGACACCAACAACCGAACGTTCGCTTGCCTTGAACGAGGCAACGATGTCCTGGTTGTATTCGGGGTACGAATTCGGCGGCATCTCGACGACCGTGATCGGCCAGTTCACCATCTCGACGAACGCCTTCTTGAAGTTGCCGACGAACCAAGTGGTGGCCGAACTCGTCGCGTTGTAAACGAACGCGTTCGACTGGACACCGAGCGGACTCGGCAGGTTCGAGGTCGGGTTCCCGTGGATCGTGAGGTTCGCGGCCGACGCCGTCGACGTCCGAACTTCGGTTGCCTGGATGATGTTCCGGGCGGTCCAAAGCAGCGCCGACGGGACAAGCAGGGTATCCGGAACGACCGTGATCGGTTCGCCGGTGTTCGGATCGGTCATGCCGTCGAACAACAGCCACGACGCTTGGATGTCTGTCCAATCTTGCAACGCATTCGACGCTGCCAGGTTGTCCCACGAATGCGAACCACTGTTGTCCCCATACGTGTCGATCGCCGTTCCTCGCCACTTGTAGTTATTCGTCTGGCCGGTCGCGACGTTGAGAATCCGTTTCTCACGGGCGAGCCCCAACGCCTCGCCGGTCTTGCGGCACTTTTCGAGCAGCATCGCCGTTCGATCGAAGAAAACCGCTTCCTTCGTCACGTCGACAATGAAGCCGCGCTTCGTGGTCTGCGGCGTCTCGATGTAGTCCTCGGCAGTACCGGCACGCGGGTACTCTTCGGACTCGGCGACCGTTTCACCGACGTCGCCAAGGTTGGCGATGCCCGGGATTTTCTCGCCGTCGAGGTCCGTCGGGATCGACGTGACCAGGTTGTCGCCGATGAAATTCTGGGCCTCGTATTCCTCCATCATTTCGTTATAGAAAATCTGGCCGGTGATGTTCGAGAACAGAGCCGTGTTCACGGCCCCGCCCGCTTCCATCAGCCGGACGGAGCCGCCCGGGTCGTTCGGGTTGTAGAACTCCATGATCCCCTCGACGCCGACCGAAGCGTTGCCGCTGAAGATCGTGCCCGCCGCGAGGTCGCGGATGCTGAAGTCGCTTCCGCGAAGTTCCTTCTTCCGCAGGCTTTCCCGCAAGTGGGAAACGAACTGCGGGACAGTTCGAGTGCGAACGGCCTGTTCGCACAGCTTGCAGATGTCCCGCGTGATTTCTCTCGATGCCATTGTATTCACCTCTAATTGGTTGGTTCCAGTTCACAGCCCGACTCGGTCGGGACTACCGTATCAAGCTATCGGGCCTGGACGCATTGCACGTAGTCCGGTTTCACGACCAACGCTTCCGTCGCGGCTCCGGTCTTCGCGCCGAAAAACACTTCCATTTCGGTTGCCGACGCATACGTCACGTCGTTCATGACGTAAACGTTCACGCCGTCGATCCAGAAGGAAACGTTCATCTTCGTCGACGATCGCGGAATGCACTCGATCCGCAACGTGTAATCGGTCGACTTGGTTGCCGAAATCGCGGCGCCGGTCAACGAATTCGCGGCGGTCAATTCGACATCGGTTTGCGTCGTGCTGTCCGAGTAGATGACGTTCCAGTTCGTCGAGCCGTCCTTGCGGTAGATGACCGCGCCACTGAAATCGGCACGCATGCCCGCGCCGTTGTCGACGATCGTATTCGCCGCGACCGCGTTACAGAGTCCCGCCGCGACGTTCGCGACCGCTCCGGCGTTCGCTTCGGTCCATTGAAGACGGGCCTCGAAGATCAGCGGCTTTTCGTCCGCGAACTTGAAGATTTCGTGGGTCGTGTGTAAATACGACTCGTCATTGTCAGCGACAGTGCCGTCCGAAGCTGCGAGCAACAGCACACCACCGACCGCGTCGGTGACTGCCGCCGTGCCGCTATCCGTCGCGGTCAGGGTCCATTCGTCGGCGTCGACGTAGGTGAAGAAGTCATCCTCGAATTGGATGTACTTCACACCGTTCGCCAACAGCGCCGGATCGATCATTTTCATAACCATCTCAGTATCCCTCTATCCTCGTGTGATTGGATTTTCCCGTATCGCGAAACGCCGAACGGACTAGCCGTTCCGCGTGATGACTCGGTTCCCGCCGCTCTCGGCGATCGACTTCATCGACTCGCCGTAATTCGGTGCCGATCCACCCGACTCGTGCAGACGACTGATCGCCGGTTTCTGCATCCCGAGTTGTGCAGGGCTCATTTCGCCGAGCACTTCCCGCATTTCTTTCGGCGACTCGCACCGTTCGAGGATGCGGACGACGGTGTCGGACGGCTGGCATCCGAACTCTTCGAGCAACGCCCGGATATCGTTGTCGCGTTTCATCTTGGCGAGTTCGGCCCGCATGCTGCGAATTTCTTCCTTGACTTCCTCGGAATCGCCACCTTCGGCGGCCGGTGTCGCCGGGGCATCATCGGCGGGCGCTTCGCCACCGACCGGGCCAGCGACCTTCTCTTGAGCAGCGAGGATTTCCTTGATCTTCGCGACCGTCGCCTTCAAGTCCAACACCGGGTCGTCGACCGCCGCGATGATCGACGCCTTGAATGCGGCCTTTACCGCTTCTTCGTCCGACGGCGGTGCCGCCGACTCTTCTGCTGCCGCGACTTCGGCGGGGACTTCCGCATCCATCACTTCAGCAACCGCCGCTTCGTCTTCCATCTCAAGCATCGCCTTCGCGTAGGGATGCGAGCGATGCCGCGTCAACAGTTCACGTACTTTCATTTTTCTGCCTTTCGGTTGTGCGTGCTCGAACAGCCCGGCGTTCGTGGCCGGACGGCTCACGATATCAACCGAATGCACGCTCGATATGGATTCGACTATGGCGATGCCGTCATCGCCTGCCGTAACTACGCCGTCCGCGTTATGGCTCAACCCGAACTTGTCGGGAAATCGTTCCGCCCTTTCGAGGATCGCTCCGCTCAAAGGATGCGATTCGATGTAATGCAAGTCGCCGAACACTGCGCCTTCCTGCACTTTCACCCCGCGAAGGTAGCCGAAATTATCGGCCAGTTTGCGGGGTTCGTCCGATCGCTCAAGCTCCGGGTGATCGCAGTTCACTTCACAACCTTCGTACAGTGCCGCCGCTTCGGTCAGCGCCTGTTGCGAATACTGCCGACCGTTCTTCGAGTCGCTGCCGCAAATCTTCACGCCACGAATCACCTTGGATTCACGGTCGATCGACTTCGGAGCCCCGGTATTGGATTCACGAATCTTCATTCTATCGTTCCTCGTAGTCTATGAAGCATCGGCAATTTGGATGCGCCGGTGGTCCCTGTGGATATTGCTGCGACCAATCGGGTCTCAGCTTACCGTCGAGTGCCGCACAAATCTGGCAAGTTCGCGAATCGTTGATCGCATTCCACCGTTCGTCATATTCGATCGGTTCTCGCTCACCGATAAGTTCATCATCCTCGTCGATCTGCGTTGCCGCGATGACTCCAACCGCAATATTGCGAGCGACCGCAACTTCCGATGCCTGCGTTCCCGCCCGCGTCGTTTCCGTCGTCGCGATCCGTTCGGCCCTCGATCGGTTCAATACGTCAGCCGGTGCCGCACCACCCTGGATATCCGACCTCGCATTGTTCATCACACCAGACGCGACCGTGCCCGAAACGAGCCTAGCGTACCGACTCGACATCTGCCCCGCGTCCGTTCGCGGCAAACTATCATCGAGCAACAACAAATACATCGTCGAATATGTATCTTCAAGTTCCGACTCGATCGCCGATGCCAACACCGATTGGCTCGCTCCCCAATCGATCCGCCCCGGTGATCTCGCCATGCCGTCGAACACCGCCGCTATTTTGTCGGTCAAACGGCGTTCTCGCCCGATCCGGTTCGGGATATCCATTACGGGTACCCCTCCCAGCCGTCTTTGCAGCAAACACATGCCGCGTCGATCTGCTCAGTGAACGGTACGGTCTTCGGTCCCTCAGTTTCGATCTTCTCTTTGATTTTCTCTGGATCGTATCCGGCCTTGGCCCGCCAAGTGTCCTTGTCGATGACGCCATGCTCATACTGGCCGGTCAGCACGACGTGTTCCGCTGCGGCGTCCCGTGTCTCGATCTCAGGTCCGATTACGTCGATGTTGATGTAGTCCCGAACGCGGTTCGGCTCGCAAGGCAACCTGCCGGCAATAGCCGCGTTATGGAGTACGCGATAATACAGATTGATCGCCGCCGTGCATTCCGCCGACTGCTCTCGCTCGATGAACCGCACGAACGGACTCTCGGCAACCAGCGTGCTCGAAAAGTTGCCGTTCGCCGCATCGCTCGTAATCATGTACTCCGGCATGTGCCAGCGGATGCCAATCTGTTTCTTCAGTGAATTGGTTATCGGCAGAAAGTTCGATCCGCCGGGTGTTCCGATCGGGCCGTATGCCCAGTCGAAGTTCTTCGTGTCGAGAATCTGGCCAGGATTGATGTTCGCCTGATACTCGGCGTTTCCTGTAACGGCGTTTGTGCCTAGAGTCGCAAGAGCCGACTGGACCGATTGCATCGACGTATTCGATGTTCCCTGTGCGTGTTTGCGGATACCGGCGATGGACGCTTGTACCGCTGCCGACTGAGCGATGTTTGCGAGCAGTTTATCATCCCGTTGGATATTCTCGTACGTCGGGAAGAAATCCGACATGCCGCGCTTAATGCCGCGATCGACGTTTCGACGTTTCCGCATCATATCGGTGGCTGGGATCGCATCCCAGTCGTTCGAGTCGCCAAACCATTCGATGAAATATGCCAGCGCCTTCGAGTGGTTCCGGCCTTCGGTAGCAACGCCATATTTCCAATTCATCGACGGCCAACCGTGGTACTCTTCGAGGTCGCCAGGCTGGGCAGGCTCCGTCACACAATCCGGCTCGATGACAACGGCCTCGGTCCTGCCGCTACCGCACGGACGGAGCCACAAGAAAGACTCACCATCGCGTATCGACCGCTTGTACATCTCGACGTCGAGGTCGCCGCAGAACTGATTCCGATCGTCGAACTCTTGAAGGATCGCCTCAGCCTTGCGTTGCAACGCGGGGTCCGGTGACGAAATGTCACGCTGCAACCCGGCGCCGATAACGTAGTTTGATAGCGTATCGATCGCGGAAAAACCGACTTCGGCGACTGATGCTAGATATCGAGATATTCCGC